GCCCTTTTCGCTCCAGGACACATCACGAGGGTTAGTCCAGTTATCGGCCTTGAGGTTAGGGCTGAAAGCCAATTCTGCCAACGTCTTATGATTTCCCGACCACGCCGCAGCAATCCCCTTGCCGAGATTGAAAAGCAATTCACGGCGGGTTAATTCTTTTGGGTACTTGACTTGCGTTTTTAGTTCCTCTCGCAAGCTCTTAATAGTCCCTTCCAGAGCCGCAATCTGTGTTGACTGATTTTCACCGACAGCCTCAAGAGCCTTAGCCATTTCTTCCAGCAGTACTTCCTTATCCTGAAAATACTCCGCCGCCTTCGCCGGATCTGAAAATCCGGTACTTTCGATTTTTTTCATGTTGGATAATTTCTGTCTGATAGTTTTTAACAGTTCGTCCATCTTCATTCTCCTTGAAAGTTATTTATTAACCCTCCCCAAAAAGTAGGGTGGTTTAATTCCTGTGGTTGTTCCGTTTTGACTGCGTTAGCAGATTTTGCCAAAGCGAAAGGATTGGCGGGAACATTGCAAATCGAAAACTCTAATAATTCTTGCTTTCTGAAAATGAGCGAAGTTCTGTCCTGGGCTGTTGTTTTATCCGGTATTTCTATCTCGATTACACGGAACCCCACCGACCCGGCCCGGATGACGCCCGCTTTCACCCGCTGCCCAATACCCCAACCGAAAGGGTCATACTCCTTGCTGTTGAAGTACACCACGCCATGAAGCCCGTCATCATCAATGGTTAAGCTTTCAATTTTCCCAATAGCCGGAATGTCGTACCTGTGCGCCCATTCCACAACCGGATTAGAAACATACTGCTTGAAGTCCCACCCTTGTGGATCAATCCGTTCCTCATAACGGTCAAGGTCAAATGTAGATAAGGTCCACGCAATACCTTGACCGACCTCTGTATCTGCAGTAAGAAGAAACGGCACAGACGCAATTAGTTCCACCTCTCCGGAAACCTTATGCCGCCCCGCCGCCTCTTTCTTCACCCCCAAAAAATCAAGCAATATGGACAGATTGCCGGCCTGGAAATCCCCGCTCTTAGTTCTGATTAGCATAAACCCTCCTCATTTCTCTTTCCTCTTTGCTACCTGTTATCAATTCATTGACATTGATAATCCCAAGAGTTAAAGCCGCCCTCATCAATTCGCTTTGGTTCCTGACATTCAACGCCGTATAAATAGCGGTTTTATAATTAGCAGCAGTTCGGTTTGAAATATGCAAAACATTCGCAATTTCAACCGTGGTAAACCCATTGCACAAAAGCCGCACAATTTCTTTTTGCCGCTCACTCAAGTTCGTTCTCTCTATCATTTACTTAACCCTCCGTGTTTTTTTTATTTGCTTTTTATCCGGCCGGGGATTTAAAACATAATCCCTGCCATAAAATATGAGTTCGTTAACATGAATAATTCCCAGGTATAAAGCCACTCGTATCAGTTCATTTTCATTCCGGACATTCAGAATGGTATAAATGGCAGTCTTATGGGTATCAACAGTCCGGCTTGATATATGCAAAACATCCGCAATTTCAGGTGTAGTAAAGCCATTACAAAGAAGCCGGACAATCTCTATTTGCCGTTCCGTCAAGTCATGAAAAGACTCAGGGCGTACATTACGTTTTTCTATACAACCTTGAACCGCAGGCGATATGTACTCTTTCCCTTCCCGAATCTCTTTAAGACCTTTGTAAAACTCGTCTTCTCCTTCCCACAAATTTATGTATGATTTCGCCCCATAGATTATGAACCTCATAGCCAGCTCAGAAGGGAAAAACCCAAGAGAAATAGCCGCTATATTTAGTTTTGGAAATTGCAGCAGAAGCCTGCCAATCATGAAAGGCGTACAGCCCTCATAAAAAGAGCTGCTCATAATAACTAACCGTGGATTCTCTTTGTTAATCATAGAATTGAGGCTGTCTTTTTCCTCTTCGGTCACAGTTACATCCTTAAATCCCAATTCCTCAAAGCGGCTTTTCATCCTTTTCTGAAGTAGTACCATTCTGCTAACCACTAACGTACCTCCTGCCACTGGTTCTCATTCCCCGGTACTCTCACTGTCAAAAGTGGCAAGATTCTTCGGACGGTGCCACACATCACCCCAGGGTTTCGGCTCTTTGCCCCGTTCTGCGAGGACATCGTTAATCGTTTTGATCCCGGCGTTTACTTCCGCAATATCCCGCTTGCTTTGCGAATCTTCATTCTCCGCCAATTCCGGAATATCCCATAAGTCAAACCTTCCAGTCTCTTTTAGACCGAACCGCATAAAGAATTGACTTTCAAGGATCTGCTCAAATTGCCGTAATGTTGGGATAAGCGTGTATTGCCAAAAAGCCGAGTGCTGCTCTTTTGTGTCTTTACCGGAAAGCGCTGTTGACTTATCAGAAATGTTTGCAACTCTTGGCGGGATTCCGAATTTTGCAAGAACGGTATAAAGATTCCAACGCTTTAACTCAAACAGTTTTATTACATCAGGATTAAACGAAAGAGCCTCAAACGATGTACCTTTACCTAATACAGCAATCTTGCGCCCGGCCTTTACCTGCCCGTACTTGCTTTCCCACCTGCGTTCAAGCGCGTCAGCTTCTTCCGGTCGTAATGTCTGTTCAGTCTTTAACAAACCCTGCGGAATGGCGTTATTTTTTAATAGCGTCGAGTTGGCCTTATTAGAGTAATAATCCTGCTCAAGTTCGAGTGTAAGAGAAACAAGAGGATTAACGCCCCGTTGTGAATTCCAGGGATTCCAGTCTTTGAAGTGAACAATCTCGTCAGAAAATATAGGTATTCGTTCACAGCCGCCCTGGTAAAACCAGCGCCGCTGGGGATTCATAACATCATCATATACGCCCCCTCCGCTTGTAATTTCTGCATACAAGTTACGGGGGTTGAGAACATAAATTTCTTTTGGGATACCACCGGAATAATCCGGACCGAACCACCAGAACGCTTCTCCCTCAAGATGCCACCATGCCGCAGTAGCTTTCCATAAATCGAAGCGTGATAGGTTCTGATTGGGTCTATGAAATAACTCATAGAGCGTACCATTTTGTAATTCAACCCCATCTTTTTCAAGCACAAAATCCGCCCGGGCCAAATTGCGTATTAAAATGTTAATAGCAATGTTAACCCAGGCGTTGCAAAGATAGGAATCGTTGAAGGGATTTATATATAATTTACTAAAATCGTCATCATTAGTCAAGGGGAAATGTGAATTTTCTCTGTTGGTTGCACCTAACGTATCACTATTTGTCTTTCTCTTATAGATTGGAAATAGTCGCTGAAAGATACTCACGAAAAGACAACTCCTTGCTGGACATCAGAGAATATCGCATAACGTAAAGCATCCATAAAGTGATCGTTGACTTTTACAATCTCTCCAGCTTCATTCCGGCAGTAGTCCCAAATCTCCGACAACACACCGTTGCACCTATCACACACAAAAAATTGACCCCGTTCTATTTTGGCATTGATGAAATCAATACCGCTTTCAACAGAGTTATTAGCTTTCGTTCCCCCGGTAATCTCCTGTATCCGTTCCCCTCCGGCAGGATCACAGTACACAGGGAAACCGCCATCCATAGAGCAATCAAGTAAGCCTCTTGCTCCAAGTTCCTCATTAAAGGATTGGGTAGTCATGTTGAAGGCTCCATAATCGCCCAAGACGTAAACCACGTCCCCAACCCACCCAATTTTGACAAAGGTGATGTTAAGCCCAAAATCCTGCCCCGCCGCCAATCGGTCAAAGCGCTCAGGAAGGTCAGCAGCCTTGACAATCATGCTTTCGTCAAAGCGGTCATAGATAACACCCTCAGCCTTTACCCAAAGGCCGTCACGAAATCGTGCTTTTTGTTTTTCGGGAAGCACGTCAAGAATGTCAGCAATGTAATCTTCCGGAAGATTGTCCCTGTTATCCTCCGGGTTGAGCAGCATGGATTGATACAATTCCGGTTTTTCCAATACTTCACCAGTAAGAAAAACCCGTTTCAAAACAAAGACTTTATATGCCCAATGGAGCGGGCTACCCGGATTGCAGTCGTAGAAAAACAAATTTCGACAACCCGGAACCCTCATAGCCAAACGGGAATAAGCGGTAGTAACAGCAGCGTATGAAAGCTGACTAATCTCATTGAAATAAATCGTGTTATACTCATGGCCTAAAATCTTGTCCGCCTGCTCCCTGTCCCCCAGACCCCCAATCCAAATTTCAGATCCGTTGAAAAGCGTTATCATACTTTCATGGGCCAGGTATCTATAGCCGCTCTTCCCCACCGTGCTATCAAGCCAGGGGATTAACGTTTCCCGCAAAACAGATGAACGAGCATCTTTGGCACGATACCGGCAAATCAAATGACGGCTACCCGCAAACTTCAAAGCCCGGTAAATTACCGCCATCACCAATACAGTAGTTTTCCCGGAACGTGAACCCCCAAACAGCAAAACATGTTTCGCCCCGCTTTTCAAAAGTGCAAGAGCTTTTCTCTGTATGCTAGTCGGTATAAAAACCCTAACCGTCCCCATTCCTCTATTCCCTGTTTTCACAGCCCTCGGAAGTCATGAGTAAACAACAACTCCCTTTGCTCAGGTTCTGTATGGCCGTTAGTAGCTACCAATCCCACCACATCCCGATCTGCCTTAATCGCCGATGTAACCCAATCGCTCACATCTTCCGGCTTTAATTCATTTGGATTCATTGTGTCGAGTTTCTTCCCTGCCACCTGCAACATCTTTCCGGTAATTTCTCGATGGACCCTGCCTTGCTCCTCAATCGTTTTCCGCAATTCAGCCTGTTTCAATTTTTCCGTGTAGTTGTCATAATCCGCTGCCCTTTCCCGCCAGCGGTATTGGGTGGACCAATTCCGCCACACCCGGCATCGCTTGGCCCGGACAGTCTCGTCTTTTTCCGTGGCGTCTACCGCCTTACGGATATTCCGTTCCGGCCCAAAGTCACGAAAAGCGCAGAACGCCGCAAACGCCGCAGAAGTTTCCCCAGGCAACCGCTCCCAACTTTCAAAAGGCATCATCTCCGCCTTCGCCTCTTCAATTACCTTGTCTATGTCCGTCATACTTCGGCCTCTGTTTCAATTTCCTTTTCCGCCGCTTCAACTTTCCACGGTTCGCCTGTTGTTCCAGTTTCCGTTTCACAACGCACAAAAACGCTACTTTCCTCAGCTTCCGCTGAAACTATCTTTTGTTTATTCCTGTCAATCCATTCCTCAATCTCTGAAAGCCGAAACCGAATCACCTTCCCAAGCTTGTAGTAAGGGATTTCCCGTTGAAGTACCCACTTCCTCACGGTCTTAACCGCAATCCCCAAATGCCCCGCCAACTTTTCAGGAGATAAATACGTTTCCATCTCTGTACTCATACCTTCAAATATCTCTATTCCGGTGAGCGACTTAAATACGAGTTTCACGCAATTTTCAGGGTTTCAGGTGTTTTTTGAAGTTTTACAGGCAAAAAAAAGCCCTCGCAAACAGACGAGGGCAACATTTGAAAAGAATCTATCTAGGCGGTCTTTTCGACCTCTTCAACTTTCACAAGGGAAAGCACAGGTTCATCTCTTGGCGGGTCTTTCGGTTTTTCCGGTTCATCGGCAAGTAAAGACGCATGCACCATCGGTACTTTCGCCAGATCCGAAGCGTCAAAATGATTATACCATTCCGTCATCCGTTCAGTCTTATGCCTCGTAACCGCTTGTACCTGGGGAATCGTCAATCCAGCCTTTAACAGTTCTGTATTGCAGAAATGCCGCCACGCATGAAAGCACAAACCCCTTTTCTTGATTTCTGTTTTGGTTATACCGATATACACCAGAGCCGCATATAAGCTGTTCAACAGCCTTTTGTTGTCTATCGGTTTACTCCCCCCGTCTTCGGAAAACAAAAACCCTTGGCCGTTTATACTTACCAGCCGCTTCAAGTCCGCTATCATTTCAGGAGCCAACGGAATATTGGTTTTGTCTTTTGTTTTCGTTGGTCGATAGCCCCACTTATCATATTGGGCGCACACAAAAATATGGTCGTCATATACATATTCACCCTTCAAGCCCAAAACCTCGCTAATCCTCATCCCGGTCAACGCCGCAAGTTTATTGGCAGCACAGTATATGAGGTTACTTCCCCACGGCCCCCGCCAATCCTTCACAAACAACGCCTTAAACTCTTTCCTTGTTATAATCTCAAGATGTTTGGGGTCATTATGCAGTTTGCTAATTTCCAATGTCGGATCTGACTGGATGATTTTCTTTCTCACCGCCCACTTGAGCATGGTTAAAAGCGTTGCATAAAAACCGTTTATTGTTGAGGTTTTGAATTTCTGCTCACTCTCGGAAAGATAGTCAAACCATTTATCAATCACATCGGCAGTAATTTTATCAAGGCGCATTTTTCCAAAATACGGAACGAGCTGGTTATCCAGTATCCTTTTCCCTTTTACCGCATAGCCAATGGTAAGGACATGCCTCTTCCTCCGGTCTTTCAGATAAGCGCACGTATCCCATTCCCACCATCCTTGCGAATACTCTGCAAACGTAGGCATCCCCTGTTTCCCCGGCAAGAGCCGCCCCTCCTTAATAAGCCTGTTACAGTAATTCCGCGCATGAGTCTTCGTAGCCTGCCCCGTAGTCCACGGCCCCCGCCGCTTCCCGTCCTGGTCATAAGCGTAGAAATACACCACCTTTTTCCCCGAAGGAACCCTCCGGGTAACCAACGTATAATCGTTATGCAT